ACAACAAGAAAACCAGATCTCTTCTAAGGCTGATACAACTTACAAAGATCACGGATTTGTTGCACGATGGGCAGCCGAACATCTGAAACCAGAAACATAAATCGGATCTGAACACGAGCGATCGACTTTACAACAAAAAGACCTAAACTCCTTCCAAAAAACCAAATTCCTTCTGAGCAAGACAAAATTCTCGTTTATCGAGATATTTCACAATGGCTAGCCAGTAACTATCAATCTGCTGAACAAAACGGATCTCACAACCAGCTAGGTCAGGTAACCAATGGGAATCTTTTTCAGCAATATAGTGGGCAGATTTCGAATTACAACGTGCCTAATAACAATAATCCTTATGAAGGTCGGCCTTTCTTAACTTGGCTCAACAATGTGTTTAAATCGAAATTGTGTATATTAAGCGGATTTACAAGATGTTAAATAAACCTTTTTTCAGAAAATGATGTGGTTTTATTGATTAGTGTTGACTTTCATGAGTTTCTAGCATGATTTGCTTTGGCTCATCTTTAATTTAGTTCGAACCCTAAATCATTCACGATTCATGAGTTCTTCTTGGAAGACCGTCTGTTATCCATATCACTTTTGACTCGTAACTTTAAGGTCAGTCATATGGTTCATAACCTGGTTCGTGATAGGAGTTATGAGCTCCAAATAGAATATTTCATACGAAAAGAGTTATCTTGTTATTGTCCTCTCGGGTCAAGACATCATAGATTGCATCATATTGAGGAGCTGACCTATGATGAATAAAAGGGGACGAAAACAACCCCGAAGTACAGTTAGATTTCGAATCTCATGTGATCATGTTTCTCAGCAAAATCCCGATTGTTCTAATCGTCACCATTCTGGGAACATCATGTAAATGATAATAAAATTACATAATCATTTTCTTTTCAAATATCGTTGCTATGATTAAATAAACTTTCGCTCATCTTTCGTAAAAGAGAAAAATATTGCTTCATTAGTTCTTTCATCTTCAAATACAATATTTTTTGCATTCATAATTCATTGACCTTATGTGAAATTAGTGCACGTCAAATGATTATCGCAATTTTGGATAATCTTCGTAGCATCCTTTTTCCATCTTTAGAATACGATACTAATCCATGAATAACTGTAATTTTTTTAATTTGTAATTTCTCTGATAGTGTTTCCGGAAAGTGAATCAGCCGCAGCACAAGTAATCTATCCGACTCAGCAATCAACTATACAATACGGAATCGGCAAACAACAGTCTGCAATACAAAACGGCTATAGCAACCAGCAATCTACTACACCAATCGAATCTGACAACCAGCCATCAACCATACAACAGGAAAACATTAACCAAATTTTTCCGTCGTCAAACATATCTGACATTATCGCATGGTTACAATTCACGATCCAGCAATCTACTACACCAAACGGATTTGACTTCCAGCAATATATCGAACAACAGCAAGAGATTTCGCGAGTTACTCGCTTGTTGAACGAACTTACCGAAAAAAAATTTATTACATGGTTACGATGCAAGAACTACCTATCTTCTACAGACAGCAGATCCAATAACGAGGAAACGACTCTATATCAGGAAAAACTTAATCGGACCCTTTCCGAATCTGATAAAACTTACTTACAACAAGCTATTGCACGATGGCTATCCGTTTACGAGCAATCTACGACAGAATTTATACCCAAAAGCTGTATTCCGTTATTACCAGAGAAAGAAGACATGAAAAAAGCTATTTCTGAGCATTATAAAACTCTCCAAGATCAAGCTATTGCACGATTGCTATCCGATGACCATCAATCTACTGCACAAAACGGATCTTACGACCAGAAAGCTGAGCAAGATGAGGTGATTCGTTTGCACCATTCAATTGAACAGATCTTGACAGACAAACTGCTAAAGCAGGAACAGTCACCACCTGTAATTTACTATCCTTGGGGGCGTCCTTGTGACTTCACCTTAACTTCCATAACTTTCTATGAGAATATCTATAAATTCCATTTATGTGCACTGCGTGGATTTACGAGATGTTGATAGTGGCATCAGCACTCACAGTATCAGAGTATAAAGACAAAAAATTAATACAAACTCAACTATATGTGAATTAAATAAACCTTTTTTCATAAAATAATGTGGTTTCATTGAACTTGTTGACTTTCATCAGTTTCTAGCATGATTTGCTGTGGCTCATCTTTAGCTCAGTTAAAACCTAAATCATTCAGAATTCATGAGTTCTTCTTGAAAAACCTTCTGTTATCCATATCACTTTTGACTCGTCACTTTAAGGTCAGTCAAACGGTTCATAACCTGGTTCTTGATAGGAGTTATCAGCTTTAAATGCAATATTCCATGCAAAAAGGTTTATCTTGTTATTCTCCTCTCAGGTCAAGACATCATAGATTGCATCACATTGAGGAGCTGACCGCCGATGAATAAAAGGGGACGAAAACAACCCCGAAGTACAGTTAGGTTACTATACTCGAGTGATCATTTTCTTGAGCAAAATCCCCTTCGTTCTACTCGTTGCCACTCTGGGAACATCATGTAAATAATAATTTAATTATATAATTATTTTCTTTTCAAATACCGTTGCTATGATTACATGAACTTTGACTCATCTTCAGTAGATGAGAAGAATGTTACTTTTTTAGTTCTCTTACCTTTGAATGCAATTTTTGTTCTTTATTTATTGACCATATGTAAAATTATTAGAAGTCAGGTGATTATTGTTAATTTATATCATCATTGTAATATGGTTGTCATCTTTAAGTAACATCATTAACTCATCTACACTTATGATTTTTAAAGTTGATTTACCTCTCAACAGGGTTCTCGGATGGTGTCTTCACTGCTGTTGATGCATACCCTCAGCAATATCCATACTCTCAGCAATATTCTGGACAATACGGATCCGGCAATCAGCAAGCTACTGTAGAAAACGGAAATGTTGTGCAGCAAACTATTGGGCAGATCTGGTCCTTCAACCCACCACCTCAGTCACCACCTGCAGTTTACTATCCTACTAACAGGAACCCTTAAGAAAAAAATAGAAATCGGAAAAACACCTTTCTGGAAATTTCATGATATCTGTAAAAAATGTCAAAGTTTAGAATGAGAAAAAGAAAAAAGAAACTAAAAACGGTATTCATCAAAAAATTCGGAGTTTTTTCTAAAAATTTTAAAAATAACGATGAAGATAGCTTTAAAGAATTTTTTTATATTTTTTTCTAAAAAGAACATTTAATAACAAAAATTTTGAAAAAAAAAAACGTCCCGATAAGCCAATTTTTGAAAAAGTTATGGCAATAAAAAAATTTGAAAAAATTATGAGAGACGTTTTTGATAGGGTAGAAAAGGATGGTAAACTTTCAGCCAAATCAAAAGGGGTCAGGGTCAAAAATGGTTGATTTGGCGTGGAATGCCCCATAGATAGTTGAAACAAACAATTAACTTGAATCAAAAATAGTATATTACACTACAAGGGCAGAAAGTTGAGATTCCTGCACTGCGCGCCATGTGCCCGAGGCGAAGCCGAGGGCATCATGGCACGCAGTTCAGGGCTCTCAAATTTCTGCCCATGTAGTGTATACTATTTTTCTTGCTATGCGGTCGAAAGTACGTTAAAAATTGCGTTAAAAAAAAATTGATGCCTGCCCCCGACATTTGCGGCACGAGCGAAGCGAGTGCTGCTGGTCGGGGGGGGGGGGGGCATCAAATACACCTGTCAATAAAGATATTAATATATAATCTATCATATTACTACTTTCTTTTAAGAAAAGATTTTAATTTAATTCAGTAATTTTAAAGTTTTAAATATATTATAAATTAATTCTGATATTAAAAATTAAAAAAAAAAAAAAAAACACAAAAATAAATTTATAATCGTGAAATGCATAGGAAAAAAAATTTTTAAAAAAATCCGTTTGTGTATTTTTTAAAATAATTACTTGTTCAATAATGAATTTATTTATTTATTTGAGAAAATCTATCAGAATAAAATATATTTTTTTTTTTATTTGTAATTTAAATATTTAACAAGTCTCATTTCATTAAAATAAATATTCATTTTCTGTAATTAACTTAGTTTCTACTTAAAATCATTGACACATAACAAAACAGATACATTCATAACAATCACAAGTAAGGTTAGGCTTGTATACATAAGTAATAGAGTGAGCGCGACTACCGACTTTCGGACTTTCTGCCGCCTAGTGACTCGTTGTCAGTGCATGAATACATTTTTTCGGCTCCCCGTCGTAGAGCGCATGCGCGACTCGACCACGGCATAAATTTGAGGCTTTCTGCAGTGAAATCGCAGCGGGAACCCGTACTTTCGACCAGCGTAGTAAGAAATAGTATATTACACTACAAGGGCAGAAAGTTTGAGATTCCTGCACTGCGTGCCATATGCCCGAGGCGAAGCCGAGGGCATCATGGCACGCAGTTCAGGGCTCTCAAATTTCTGCCCATGTAGTGTATACTAGTTTTCTTACGATGCGGTCGAAAGTACGTTAAAAATTGCGTTGAAAAAAATTGATGCCTGCCCCCGACATTTGCGGCACGAGCGAAGCGAGTGCTGCTGGTCGGGGGGGCAGGCATTAAATACACCTGTCAATAAAGATTTTAATATATAATTTATCGTATTACTACTTTCTTTTGAGAAAAGATCGTAATTTAACTGAATAAATTTAACGTTATAAATGTATCATAAATTAACTCTGATTTTAAGAATAAAATAAAAACAGAAAAATGAAATAATAATCGTAAAATGCGTATCTAGAAAAAAAAAATTAAGAAAAAAATCTGTTTGTATATTTTTTCAAATAATTATTTGTTCACCAATGGATTTATTTATTTGAGAATATCGATCAGAATAAAGAATATTTCTCGTTTTTTTTTTTTTTCTAATTTAAATATTTAACAAGTTTTATTTCATTAAAATAAAATGACAAAGTTAGTAGTCACTTAATCATTTCTTAATTTTTTTTATCAAATAAATTAAAAAAAAAAAGTGGTTTTTAAAAAATTGCATTTTTAATTTTTTAAAATTTCTACATGTCAATTTTTTTTCTAATTTTTTTTTGCACTAATTTATTTTTTTTTTAAATTCTAAAATTTATTAAATATCTGCTATTTTAATTTTCATTAAAATAAATATTCATTTTCTGTAATTAACTCAGTTTCAATCTCAAATCATTGACACATAACAAGACAGATACATCCACAACAATCACAAGTAAGGTTAGGCTTGTAAACATAAGTAATAGAGTGAGCGCGACTACCGACTTTCGGACTTTCTGCCGCCTCGTGTCTCGTTGTCAGTGCATGAATACATTTTTTCGGCTCCCCGTCGTAAAGCGCATGCGCGACTCGACCACGGCATAAATGTCAGGCTTTCTGCAGTGAAATCGCAACAGAAACCCCGTACTTTCGACCAGCGTAGTTAGAAAAATAATTTAATTGTCTTGATTGAGTAGAAAAATTATCAAACTTACAAATTTTATTTTGTTTAAGTAAACTTTATTCAAACCAAAAATTTTTCATCTCAATTCAAGACTATGAAACGCTTCTAAATTATTTTCTTAGTTTAAAAATTTTTCTCTCGATTTAAGTTAATTTTTGTTGCTACTTAAGTCATTGGGACGTTTTCTATCTATCCAGTGGTATTTGAATAAGAATAATGAACAAATCTCTATCGAAAATGTATCAACAGGTTATCAAATCATCTGTTTATGTCACAATCATATAGCTTTTTAAATACTGAACAAAACGACTGATCAGAGTTCAACAATAACAATATAATAACAATACTTGACCCACTTTTTTAATACTACAAATTTTTCCGATTGACAATGTTACATAAAATTTTTATTTAATCTTTAAAAAAATTATCATAGAACTACTGATTAGTATTTCATAAGTCTAGAAAAAAAATAAGTGATATGGTGATAGTGATTTTTTACAACGAACGTGATAGCGTCTCAGCCAAATTTTCGACTAGAGGATCTTTGTCAATAATTTAAGGGCATTATCTTCAAGTCAAAAACCGGGATGTCAATTTAACTTAAAATAAGAGTCAACACTATCATTAGCAGTTATTCTGCATAACTTTTTCCAGCGGAAGTGCATTGCTTAACGCATAATGCAGCATAGTGCATCTTCAATTGAAATTCAAATGATAACATTTTATATCTCTTAATTTTAATACTTTGGTCATATTCAGGGAATATACCCTGATAGTCAAGTTGGTCGCAACTTTCTGTTGATTTACTGCCGCAACTTGTCACCAACTTGGCAGCAAATCTTGAAAATGCACTCGATTGGTGGTGTCAACTTGTTCACCAAGTTGTCAGCAAAAACTACTTCTGAAACTTTTTCACATTAAGTTGACGACAAGTTTCTCAAGAAATTGGGCGACATATTGCGGCAGTAGATTGGCCTTCTTTTTCTCAGAAACTTGTCACCCACTTGATGCCAACAGTTACAAATTCAGAACTTGACCGCAAGTTGTCGCTAAGTTGGTGGCAACTATCTGACACCAACATTGTTGGTCTAAAACTCTGGCTATCAGGGTAAACTGTGGAAACAGATTTATTTCTGAAACATTAATTTTACCTATCGAATTCGTTACTCTAAATAGTCTAGTTTGGCTTATTTCCAAAAAGTAACCTGATGAGTTCCAAATACGGTGACGTTAATGCATAAATTATAAACGACTAACGACCTATTTTCGCGTATCTAATTAGCATAAATCATATAGTTGTTGATTCACGGTACCAGTTCATAAACACGTTGTCGTCATGCAGTGATAAAATTATCACATTATGAGGGACTGCTATGCTAATATTAATTTGGTTTGTGATATGTTATCAGCAAACGAACTCAATACTCATTTGTACATTCAATCATTCTATGCTATAATTATAAACCTGATAACAATTACTTGATTCAATTACTCTAGGATATTATTAAAAACCTTTTTCGGAAGATCCAACCAAATAATCTAATCGAAACAGTATTATAGTAAAGTCAACATGATATGATATGACTCATTACATTAACTTATGTAACGTATTATATTTACTTTATTGTTATCGTCACCGAGTAGAAGTATTTCGTAATACCTCACGACGTGGAATTAAATACTGATTACGAACTGAGTCTAACTACCTACTATCGAGCTGTTGACGCAATATGAAACGTTTTCCCCCTCCACTGGACCGATCGGTACATCCAGTGGTATAAATTGAGTTCAATGACGGCGGGGAATTACAGTTGACGAATCGCTTCCCTTTCTCTACAACGTGGACAGTTGTGATGAGAAAATTTTGCTGTTACAAGAAATACATAGCTGAAATAAAAGGTAAAGATCAATTTGATTATCACCTAATTTAGATTGCATTTCAAGGCCAATGAGATGAATGAATTTGGAAAAAAATCTAACAATTTAAAATATAATTGTTTTCATGATAATTATAATTTCGGTATACCTAACTCATGTTATCTTCATTTTTAGGTTGAAACTAATAATCATGAAACAAATTTATCGATCGTAAAGCACTCTCTGATGCTTTGCATCCTGAGTCGTGCAATAATCATTTTTTTGTTCAATTATTAGATATTTCAAATGAAAAATTACAGTATTCACTATTTCATTATTTATTTAAATACTATGAAATTATTAATTGTATTTTGTTGCTATTCTATCAGTATTGAAAATTATAATGAAAGTGATTAAATTCATCGAATAATTATCATTAGTGATACAATAAATAATATGGAGTGTATATTATTCATTTCTTTGAATATTTTTTTTTTTTTTTTATTAAGGTATCGATAGATTTCACTTATTTAACCATTGGTCGTATTCACTGATTCAATTAGTGATGATTCCTACTACTTATAATAGTAAACTTTATTTTTCACTATTTCAATCAGTGAGTTTTCACTATTTTTTAGTAGTATACTTATAACTGTGACAATGAGTGAATATGTACTGCAGATTAGTGAAAATCCACTATTTTATTTTTAGAGAGTAGATTGGTAATCAGTGGAGACTAGTGTTTTCACAATATTAAATTACTTGATGTTTACGGAAGTGTTTTTTATTGTTTCAGATGACACGTAAAAATGATAATAAGCGAGCATTCTATGTTGTTCAATTCATAGAATTGCCTTTTGAAAGTATTGACGATTACGTATGCGTGCCGAACACGTGGCTGATAGTACGTAAAGCGACGGATGACAAGGTCGTTGTTGCGTACCCTAAAGACGAAGATCCTTTTGATACAAGAGATCGTGTGAAGAGGAAAGAGAGATACAATGATGAGTGGAGATTTTATCTGGCCTCTATCAAATATGAATCAAGTGAGTTTTAGTAAATGTATTAGTTAATAGATTGTGCGTTATATCATTGAAGTATATTCAGATTCTGAACATCTCATAAATTAAAAGATAATAATGTTGATATATTTTTTTCAGATTCTTACAGTGATGCAGAATTTTGGATCGCTACGAGAAATGATTACGGACCTTTGGTTGAAGAGAAATCAAAACCAACAAGTGAGAATTAAATTATTTCATAAGTGCTCACAGTTGAATTTTTTACTGTAAATACATTCTTGAATACTACTTATTTTAAATTTCAAGCTTTCCAAATAATAATAAGAATTTTTAGTTTCAGAATTACCACAAAAGCCTTCGGTAAACGAAAAATTTTTGAATGCCATTCAAAACCGTATGTCAGAATCCAATGATAATTTCCGGAAACCTCTACCGATATTATCAATCAAGCGACCAGGAAAGTCAATATCGAAGAAAGAAATTGAAGAAAAACGGTTGAAGCAAGATGAATCTGCTCCGTCATCCAGTGCGGTTGTTAATAACGCCAAAGTAGAGACTAGATCTTCAAAAAGAAAACAGTCGGTTATCATCCTAGATAACCAATCAATGGAATGTTGTCCGACAGAAGAATCTTCTGTTGCTTCTTATGCTGACAAAAGTACTGAACCAAGGTCTAAAACTCCGCGTACTGAGCAAACCGAACAAACTTTAAGCTCATCCGTAACAGACGTTGATAAACGTACTAAAGTCATCAATATTGATGACGAAGATCACTCTCAACTTGTTAAGAAACCCGATCAAAATAATAGCATGAGCCAAGCTAACCCTTCTAGCAACACAACGGATGTGTCAATGACAGCAGCGAAACCTTCTACTGCAGCGGAACAGAGCACTCAGCCGAATCAGTACAATCATCAAGAATATATTCCAGACAGAAGTTCATTATCAAACTTTCAACTACAGATTAAGAATGTTCGATCTCTTGCAAATGTTGATGATCACAAACAACTCGTTCATGACGTTCCATGTCAGAAACTTTCTACCTCTTATGAGGGATTAGACTCACTCAAAATTTCTGCTCATCTATACAGGCACATGAACGGGGGTCGACGTTTAATACCGATTCAAAAACAAGTTGAAAAAAAATTACGTCCCACGAAAATGGAAAGAAATTTGGCCATTGCCACACAGAATCCATCAAATTCAATCGACCAAACCAGACATTTGTTGACGCGCTCAGTAGAACAACCACCAGTGGTTACTCAGAATCAATCTCAAAATGATCCACGAGTTTCAAGAACGCACACTGGAAATAACAGAGACCAAATAGCTCGGCTCAGGAGCATCGGAATGACCCCTCAAGAAATTAATGGAACTAGAATGAATTTGAAAACACCGACCGATTTGGCTGCTGTCGATCCAAGAAATGTTTTTCAGAGTGTCAATAATGCTGCAGCTATTTCACAACAGCTTTCAAGCTTATCTCATAATCCTCCTAGCTATATCCGAGTATCAGATGGACATCAAAATTCGGTAGCGCATGAACAATATTATGCGCACTCTTATCAAAATCAATATCTACCGACCAATCGAGATAACTTGCAACAAGAACGAGTGCAGGGTTCTTCAGAAAGCAACACTTACGATCATCGACCTACATCTCAAACTATCAATATGAGGATTCCATCAATTAGACAAAATTCAATACACTTTTCGAATCCGACGTATCAGACTCCCGAGTTTGCACAACAGAAACAGATGCAGCCAAATCAGTTGGATTCACAGCAGCAACCGCAGAGACCCAAACTACGTATTGGCATCTCCATCAAGCCTAAAAACAGAAAACAAATGCCTTCTCTCCAAGGAGTCACTAAGAAAACGCCACCACCTATTTTGACAAATGCTCTGAATTCAATACGGCAAAAACTATCAACTACTCATAATGACTTCCTTTTGAATAATCCACAACTGCAAGCAAGAATGAGTCCACGATTTACTGGAGAAAACAATGTAGACTTAACAACCAGCCCGCAGAATATCATAGCATCAGAAACAAGCGAAAGACAAAACACAGAATGGCCTGGTCACCCAATCTACCAACCATCAAGAATACAACATACAACAGCCCATGAAAACAGATATCAAAACCTATACAGGCAGGAACAGATAGTTAACCATTCTACTCAAACGAATTCAGAAACGAAACGAGTTCCTTTTATGGATGACGCAACTGGGTTATCTGTAACCGGAAGTCATCTAAACGTCATGGAGAATGCGTGTCAAACAGACGAGTGCATGGTAGACGAAACTCTGTCACCGTATCATGCAGTAACTTCAGATTCCGATGCTGTTACGGATCAGGAAGTAATCTCAGATCATGAGATGTCAACAGACGAGGCACCTGCTGAAACAACGAACAATGTCTATGGCACTGCTAATGATCCTGGGCATGGTTCGGCAGATAGACCGACAGCTGCCCAAAACTCTACGTCAACGAACCATCAGACGCATCGGAAAATTATTTTAGAGCAGCAAATGTTGGACAACTTTGCTACCCTCTTCACTCAAATGGGCTCTACTTTGTGTTATACAACTGACATGTACAACACCTTACGGAGTTCAATCCTCGATACTGCCAAGACATACAAAAAGTTATTGGGTGCCGTCGAACAATTTAACACAGCGGGAAACGCAGCTAGCAACGCATCTCCCTCGATCAACTTGAGACCAGAAAGTCCACGGTCCCCTGAAGAAAGACACACTAAAGTTACACCAAGTGCTAGTTTTAGTAATCAAGATCAACATAGTAATGATGTTGCTAACAAAACGCCGAAAAAAAAACACAACAAGTTGTACCGGTTCGTTCTACCACCGGAATATGATGCTTATGATACAAGATGGACATTAAAGTATCGATCAAATCTGCCGGGACTCGTAGAACTTATGCCCCAAAGTGGTGTTTACGTCAGCTACGGAGACCTCAAATACTGTCAGCAAGTATCGAAAGATTGCAAATCATTAGCTCGACGATTATTACCACAAGTCTTTAACAGAAATGCACTGAGTGTTTGTTCATCAATGAGTGAGAAAGCGCAGGCTTCTAATAATGTTGGCTCTACTATAAGGCCAGATTTAGATGATCATGCTTGTTCGGTGCTGTTAAATTTTGTATTACAACATGGGCTCCAACGTGGTTGGAATACTGATCTACAACCTATCCTCAGTACCTTACACAGTAAGATGCAAGAGATTCGGTTTAAATATGGTGTAATGGTTGAATGTTAACGACACAAAGTGGGTCTACGATACTTCAATGTGCAAGTACTGCCCGGACTAAACCGACGACTTCGAGCAATCAAGCTTCCACTGAACCGCTGATGCCCCTCCATCAAAGCATCAAACCAACACTGAAGCAACTACAGGCATGACTCTTGATTAAATCGCAGCCTACGCGCGGCGCTTTTTAATGGAAAAATTTTCAGAAAGACTGGAATGAAGTGATACTAACGTAGTTTAGGCTCAGTCTTTCTTGCACTATGCGCGAGTAGTAAAGACGAGGGATTTTTTTTGTAGGTGAAAATCCTGCACTACCGAACATCATCGTTCGGAGTCTTGAAAAGGTTTTCCCCGTTGTAACAGGGTAAATTACCCTTAATCGATAAGTCGCCAGAGATCGATAACTTTTTCGACTAGCATTTTGGCGCATCGATCTTCGGCCCTAGAGAGAGAGTAGGAGGGAGTATTTTGGGGAGTCGTTAAATAAGCGAGCCATGCGTTGTGTCGGCAGAAGTAGTGTAGTGCTAAAACAAGTAACATCGAGGAGTCCAAGAAGGAAGCCATTAGCAACCAGAGAGTTTCTTCAAACCAATTTACACCAGGTATTGGACTCTGGTAGTGATGAGCCTTGGGGTTCACACCCGGCTCAAATCACTGAACTACTTCTCATAAATTAATTTGGTAATTCAATTGTCTTATAATATTTTATTCAATCCTAATTTAACTGTTTGAATTAATTTTTGCTAGCTTTGAGAACAATTTCTCCTGGGGATTGTTACACCCGAGGAATGTTCCAGACCTCCTGGGTTTGGTCGTGAGTATCTAAATTATTAATTCTGCAGGTTAATAATAATTAACATCTTTGATTGGCAGTAATAAATTCATTTTTATTAAAAAATTATTAATATAATTTTCTGAACATCGAGAAAATATTCCAGTCATAGCTCACGACCAGTCAAGCGTCTCTCGGTACCCGAGGTCAAGCTAACTACGCAGTAACGGCGTCCATTTTGAGCGCGCAAATTCCTTAAGAATTTGTGACGCAGTAAAATTATAAAATAAATACATGGACTAATTTTAGCAATTGAATTACCACTTGATTAATTATTTTATTTATTTATATTGATTATTTATTGGAAATTATTTAATTAATTATTCGGAACAATTTTATTTACCGGAATTGATTTGTTGAGAAAACTGCGACGCATTTAGAAATTTAACGCCGTGGATAATTTTCCGTATCTACTTTTTTCCCCGAAGTGAATTATTTATTAATTAATCATTATTCACAATTTGTCAGAAAATAAGTATTCCACGGGTTATTAATCATTAAGAATTAATTTAATAAATTTCGCCGCAGACAAGACTGATACACCCGCAGAAAAGAACTTGAGGCACGTAATTTTCATATTGAGTAAAATTATAATTTATTATCTAATTTAATTGCCAATTTCTGCTTGGGGAGTCTTATATTGAAAATGTCCTGTAAAAATTACCATAATTATTATCATCATTATTCCGGTAAAATTATTTATAAAACTAATTATTCGTGTGGATTAAGTCCGAGTAAAATTTAGTCAAATTTTACAAAAGAGTATTCTAAGAAATTGTTAATGCGCAGAAATAAGCTCGTGTTAAAAATGGAGGGAAAAGGAGCGTCGGTTTAAGCCGGAAATTTTAAGAAGTAAATTTGTTAATTCGTGAGAATAAATTATGAGTTTTATTTGCGAGCTAATGAATGATAAGTTTTAATGAGAATCTAACGTTGACATTTTTCGGAGTTAATTGTTGTAAATCCGAAAATAAAATAGTAAAGTAGAGTCGGTGTGTGTGTGAGACGTGTGGGGTATGTGTGTGTAAGAGCTACCAGCGTTCCTTCGCAAGCGTGCAGTCCGTTGCGAGGTGTTTCGCTGGCGTAGAGCGTGAGGGTCCGGCGGACAGCGCGACGTAAAGGGTATGTGTGTGAGAGAGCTGCAGAGGCTTCTTGGCTTATGTTGCAGTCACTAGGCTGTTGCTTCTGTAGCAAGGCGTTATTGATAAGCCCTCGTGCACTGAAGTCTTTGTACGAGGTGTCTTATTGATAAGTAGTTATAAGTTGTAGTAGCGACTTCCCGCTGAGAAGCGTGAAGTAAGAAGTCATAGTTATAAGTCGTAGTATTAAGTGGAGTCGCCGGTTCCAGCCCGAAATCCTCCAGTAGTTATAAGTCGTAGTAGTAAGTGAGTAGTGTAAGTGAGTTGGGAGTACGTGCAAGTGCACGAGTTGTTAAATTGTTTTTATTTTATTGTTGAATAAAATCCGGATATTGTTTAAATAAAAATTTAATTATTTACAGATCAACTTCCTCCACTCTCTCTCTCTCTCTCTCTCTCTCTCCCTGTAGAATAACAAACTCAGTTCTGGTATCCGGTTCCAGGAACCGAGAAAATAATCCTGGTGGCGCCCTGAAGCATCTTAGAGTCATTTGTTGAATATATTGTTATTTATTAAATTTTAATCAGGGCCAATCGTACGGGAAATAAACCACCCGTAACACCGTCGTAAAAAAAAAAAAAAAAAAAAATCAAAGACTGACAATATTGCTATGTAAGTAAAGCCATTCAATAATTCCAAATTATTGAGGCTTAGAATTTGAAAATGATTGTAATTAGAGTAATGATTAGTATTCTTATATTATTTCGGAATTACGGGTTAGACTTATTAGAGAAAATAATAATAGTGCAATATGTAGCTTACTAACGCATCATCATTAATAGTTGTAATTTTAATTTATGTTCCTAATCTTGCTGTGAGAATTATACCTTTAGATGTTGTGAACAATCAAGTAGATTAATAGTAGTTTGGTTAAGATTAGAAGTAGCCTCTGCCACGCAGAGATTTAATATATTTTATATATTTATATATTTATATATATATAAATTATATATTTATAATTTTATATATTTATATATATATTATGTTTTAAAGTTAATTTATTTTGTTGTGTGATTTATTTTTATTATTTTTGTCACTGACAGTTTTTAAAATATATTTTTTTCCGAGCCAAAAACTGTCAAACAAGAAAATATTAAATAAGTTCTAAGCTTGGAGACAAGCGAAATATTATTTATTCCTGTTAAAAAGCCTTCAGTAATTAATTGGTTTATACAATAATTTATCTCAAACAGAGTGATAATTATAAAATTTTTGAGTAAATTATTTATAAACCATAAATACGTTTAATTTTAGTTTTTGACTGGCTTATAAGACTTACAACGGAGACTGCCGAGTATCTATAACATGTATTTTATGTAATTTATGAGTTTAAAGTAATAAAAAAATTGAGAAATGTATTGTTTTATTAGACAAAATGTGTTTTATTGCATCTTTTTTATTCATTTATAAAATGAGCATAAACAGCGTGCAAATGTAACGCGCGCTTAACTAATCAGCGAACAAACACAGTTCTATTGATAGCAGCAGCATGTACCTGAACAAAAATTATGAGGGGCCTCTGATAAACACGAAACTCGCATAAATAACTGTACTACGTTGGCATGTGTGATAAATTCTTCTGCTATACGCGATGAATCACCCTAACCTAGAGGCCCTTGGGTACGCATAATTTGCTTGAGACAATATTTACACGAAAATTCTGAAAAATCAATCACGATTCGAGGTCAAGCAAAGTACTGGGCCAAACAAAACAACGGCGTAATAAATTAGAGTTACACGTTCGATATCAGTGAAAAAAGTAGTTCTGTAGCGATTAGTTGACTGCGCATGTGCGCGTAGGTGTTTTGCCGTCACGAAATGCCCCGACTCATCCATATTAATTAACCTCGATAAAAAGTACATAAAAAGTTGGCAGCTAGTCATTGAAAACTCACCAAACACAATTAGAATCGACCCATCAATTTTGTTTCTATAGGTTTCATTTTATTTTTAAAACAAGATTGTTTACTTTCTCATGTCCGTTGGGGCATATCAAAGATGTGAGGCAGCAAGTAATTTACTGCGCAATAGCTCAATTTTACAAAAACATTCCATTAGTAATGACCTCGTGACTGCTATAGTCTCGAATTACCATTAAGTTGGGTTGGTTGTGGTTAATTATTGTTCTTGGTAATGAAAGGGCAATTAAATTAGCGTAAAATGTTCGCAGCTGCGTAATAAAAGGAACATTGCGTGTTTGTTCATGATTAATTACATACTCTAGAGAATCAGGAAATCCGACGACAATAACTAACAAATGTATACATAAACATTTTCCTCATCAAAAATTTCACATGGATATATTATATTATCTGATATGGTACCCAATACAGGCATTAACGTAATTATGTCATCACGCGAATTTAGGTTGTACGTAAGATCTAAGTCGTATGTGATTAATATATGAGTCATTATTCCCTGACTTTAAACTCTGACGTAGAATATGTCACGTAATCATGATGTAAGTGAAATTCTTCCGGGACGTTTATGACATAAGCGTTAATAGGTTGAAATTGTAACCTAGGAAAAAGAATACCCTTGAAAATAGTGCATTGTTCTCAGTTCATGTGCTGTGATTAGTTTTTAACTATTTTAAAGTATTCCTCAATGTTTATGTTTTTATGTTTACCCAGAGTAGATGAAGGTCACCTTGAACTGAGCAGAAAACGTGACTGTGTGAGTTCTAATCGGAGTCACATGTCACTGCGTAGGTATGATTAGAACAGAAAAACATCATCACGTGGCTCTAGTAGGTATCTATCTATTGTTTATCAGCGTTGTACTTTGGTACTTATTACAATCGAGAACGTTCAATGACCGATGATATTTGAAGGTCAAAAACAACAGAAAATTAGTGATGACAAAGAGTTAATAGACTAAACAGACTATTGATCAGATTAATTGATGGTACTTTTGTTTTGATGCTTGAAATAAGCCAGAAATTTGATACAAGCTGCATTCTAAGTACTGTTTCTCAGAACGATCTGCAAGAATTTAGGTTCTTTATGTATAAGCTAGTGATCGAAATGATCAACAGTTTCCATAAATAGGATCATGGAATTGTTGTGAATCGTTGAGAATGTTTGATTCGTAGCTTCTAACAATCGCATTATTGATTTTGATCGATAAAACTATCAAAATATGCGCTGTTTTATATTTCTTGACTATTTCGAAGCTTGAATCTAAAAGTATCCTCTTTAATCTTGTATTACGTGCTATTTTAATACTCATTATGATGGATCAACAGATTACAATAGAGAACGGTAGTAATTCTTATCGAATAACAATTTATAGACTACTAATATGGTATGCTAATGATAACAATGTGATAATTAATTGAGTGACACTTTGGAAATAAAAGATTAATTTCAAGTATCAATATAAGAATCGATAATTCAAGGTTAATAAAAAATTTTAAGTAATGATCTTCCATATATTTTCGATATAAAATCTGCTGATTGTGATTCTGAGAAAAAAATATTGAAATTTTCTTAAAATATTTAGTATTTATTAGAAGCAATGTTGGAGGGGATATATATATATATATATATATATATATATATATATATATATATATATATATATATATATATATATATATATATATATATTTCTTCCACTTTTTGTTTATGAGTTGCCACGTTACAGTATAGAATTTAGATTCTATATTTTTTTCCTTCTACATGTATTTTCGTATACTTGATAAGTGTATTTTTATCAAAAATGTATAACTTAAATTGGGAGTTTGGAGTTGTAAGCTCCAGGTTACATTAATTGATAAAGTTAGTAGACCAAATTAACGTTCTACTAATAATTTATTTTGTATGAATTTATACAAGAATGTAGTTAAAATTTACTTATAAAAATATTAAATGTGAGACAAATTAACAAATTATGAAGTAATTCAAGCGGTAATAAGACGGTACGTCTTGGACAAAAAAATGCTAGATGCTATTACGGTGCTCTGCTAAGAGGAACTGATTTTCTAATCAGAAGTTGAACTTGGTGACAAGTTCCAAATTTTTCTTACTGCTAAGATCTTCTAGGGGTGATGGGTGGAGTAAAAGAGATACGAGACCCTTGATTGGTAATTTAGGAAAAGTGGGTGTACAGGTAAGGACTCGAGCAAAAAGGAAAACATCAAGAGTAAGTTAGAGAGAGAGAGCTCATAACTAGAGAGAGAAAGGACTTAGACGACTAGATGCCAATATGATGTACAGATGTACAAATAACTAATACTCCAAACCGAGGAAAAAACCAAAGTAATAAAACACTTAAAAACAGATGTGTTTTGGGAAAAAATATTTCACAATAGAAGGATTAGAAGACCTTAGAGCAGAGGATTAAGTTGTAAATAAAACGAAGCCGAATCTCATTACCGCTTAAATTTACAATTGTACGAAACTAAGTTTAGAAGGTAATAAAGCAAAATACATAAGTTATGGTAAGCTAAAAAATGATAAACTAAACAAAAAGCATGTTAGACATGAGAATATCATAAATCTCATAATATTCGAGACTGAAAACTTATACTAATACAAAAATTGTTATAAAAAATGAAAATGACGAAAATGGATTAACATTATAAAACAATAAATAAAGCTTGATAGTTTATCATTAGTTCCAGTTCTAATTAAAACAAACCAACAGTTTCTGCAATTAGAAGATGAACGTCATCCAATATAATTATCAATATGTTAAGGGTTATCAGCTCCACTTGATAGAAAATTTCAAACAAAAAGGCTTATCTTTTTTATGTATTCCTGGGTCGCAACCTTCTCAATTGTGTCATATTGAGCAGTTGGCGATGAAGAATAAAAAGGGACGAAGGCAACCCCGGAGCACAGTTGGACTCCGGAACTCGAGTGATCATGTTTTTCAGGAAAATCGTTTTCGTTTAACTCGTCGCCACTCTGGCAATATCATGTAAGTAATAATTAAATTACATAATTATTTTCTTTTCAAATACCGTTGCTATGATTAAATAAACTATCGCTCATTTGAAGTAAAAGAAAAAAATATTGCTTCATTAATTCTCTTACCTTTTTTTCAATAATTTATTGACCTATAAAAAATTAGTACAAGTCAAATAATTATCGAAAATTTGGATAATGTTCGTAGCATCCTTCTTCCATCTTTAGAATACGGCGCTAATTCATGATAAACTGTAATTTTAAAAATTTTTTGTTTCCTCGATAGTGTTTCCGGGAGGTGGATCAGCCGCTACACAAGTAATCTATCCGAATCAGCAATTTGCTATATAATACGGAACCGGCAATCAACAGTCAGCTGTACAAAGGGGCTATGGCAACAATCAATATACTGAACAAATCGGATCTAACAACCAGCAATCATCCATACAAATGATGGACGTTAGCCAACTTCCTCCGTTGTCAAACGACGGATCTCTAGTAAAAAATTTTATTGCACAGTTACGAGCCTATCGTCCGCCATCTCCTACAATAAGCGAATCTGACAGAACTCCCGCAGAACGATATGTTGACCGATGGCTATCCAATAGTAAGCAATCTACTGCAGTAAGCGGATCTGAAAACGAGCGATCGACTTC